TCCGTTTCAGAACATACGGAAAGCAATATGAACGGGGATATTGTGACAACGTGGTCACTCGGATGCCTTTGTGAGCTTAACCCGGCCTATCTGCCCATCAATAAATGGTCACATGGATTTGCAATGGTTGACTTATCGGACAACGGCAAAGACTTTCATGTTCGTAATTATCGCATTCATAAAGGTAAAATCTTATGACAGACGAAGCTAACATACATACTGAATTCATACCGGTAGATAATGAGCTGTTGCAGATTATCGAGGTTGAGTGTATGTTATTGGCTACCATTGCGGATATATGTGATGCTGAATATCGGACTTATGATCAAGAGATCGAGGACATGAATGTAATAAAGGGGAATGCTTACAAGGTCATATTTGCGGCTCAAAAGAAACTATTAAAATTCATTAAAGACTATGAACAAGGGAATACCGATAATACGAAAGTTTGAGGGGTTAAAGCTGAAGGCATACATATGCCCGGCGGGTGTACCAACAATAGCATGGGGCAATACGTTCTATGAGAATGGTAGCAAAGTACAAATTGGGGATAAGATTACATTAGATAGAGCGGATAAGTTGTTATTTTTTATTGTGGCTAAATTTGAGTCAGAGGTGTCAAAACTTGTTAAATCTTCCATTAATGACAATCAGTTAGGTGCGCTCACTTCCTTTGCATTTAATGTAGGTGCCGGCAATTTAGCTAAAAGTACTTTGTTGAAAAAAGTAAATGCCAATCCTAATGATGTGACAATACGGGATGAATTTATGAGATGGACTAAGGCAGGCGGCAAAGTGCTGAATGGTTTGGTTACAAGGCGCAAAGCCGAAGCTGATTTATATTTTACTATTTGAGCCGCTGAGGGATTCGAACCCTCATCTCCCTGACCAATCAGGGGCGTTATCCCGAGCCGGTATTCATTCCCGGTTACGCCAAGCGGCTATCCAACTGCCATCCCCTTTAAATTACTAATTACTTACTAAAGTTAATAATAATTAAATGGCAATGAGTTTAAAATAAACTTACCTGAGCCTTTTCACTTATGGCTGCTTTTAAATTAGCTTTCGCCAAATCATAATAACTTTCCTTTAATTCAAATCCAATACCTTTCCTTTCCATTTTTACTGCTTGATATACTTCGCTGCCTATACCCATAAACGGAGTAAATACGACATCTTTCTTATTTGAATAAAGTAAAATTAATCTTTCAATGGTATCTAATTGTAAAGGGCAGATATGTTTTTCATCATTTTCTTCTCTGCCATTACGATATCCTTGCAGTGTATTTGAATAATTTATATCCATCCATACAGGTGATGCTATCTTTTGCCATAAATCAACGCTCAAATTAGTATTGGTTACAGGATCTGTCCTTTCCCCATCCTTTCTGAATATCAATACATAGTCAGGAATACCTACACGGCTCATGGTTGAATCTTTTTTAACTTGTTTATGCAGCAATCCAAGAGCTTTTGTTCTTTGCATTTCAACAACTGGATCTTTCCAAATGGTCACACGAGAAGCATAAATAAATCCAGCATCTTCAAAAACTTTAAGAATCATTCCTGAAAAGTCACGAAGTCCGATAAATCCTTCCTTGCCTTTTTGTATTGGTAAATCCATACAATGTACGCATACATTACGGCCTTGTTTCATTATGCGATATAATTCTTTTACTAAATAGCCGAATTGGGTTAAAAATTCATTATAATCTTTTGAATTACCCATATCTTCAACATGGCTGCTATAAGTATAAAGTTCAGCAAATGGTGGTGAAAATACGCTCAACCCAACGCTTTCATCTTCTAATTCAGATATTAATTGAACGCAATCACCTCGCTTTATTTTATACCATTCATTAGATTCTTCATTGATGTCGTAGTTTGCCATTGTCATTTTACTGCCATTAAGATTTTCATTAATAGCATTGCTCATTTCGTTTTGCATAATTTCAAATTGTTTTTGTTTTTGGTTAATTGATTCATTTACATTTTTCATAGTATCGGTAGTTATAAGAAATATATTCACTTCGTTTTTTTGCCCAAATCTATATGATCTACGGATTGCCTGATACAATCCTTCAAAGCTAAAATCTAATGAAGCGAATATTTGATTTCGGCAATTTTGATAATTAAGGCCAAATTGCGCTATTTTGGTTTTTGTAATAAGTACCCTAAATTCGTTATTTGCAAATCCTAATAACATTTTTTCTTTATATTCAGGAGAATCAGATCCCTTAACTTCTATTGCATCAGGAATTAATCTTTTAAGTAATTCACCTTCCTCATTTTGTTTTATCCAAATTATAAAATTTTCTTCTGATTCATTTACGATTTTAACGGCCTCATCTAATCTTTCAATCTTTGTTAATCTTAGCTCCTGATTAAAGTTAGTCGCTGATATTATGGCATCATTAAAAAGTAGGCCATTATTACGTTTTTTAGTTTTAATTTCTTTTTCTATAAGATTAAGTGTTGGCAGATTATATCCATCCATAGCAAACCCAATATCAGCAGGTTTATTCAGCATAATTGCCCATGATCCAACAAACTGATAAAACAATTTTATTGCATGACCTTTTAATCTCCATTTAGCAGTTTCACCTCCATCATGTACAAAGTACATTGCAAGCATTTCATTACGGCTCATAACATCTAAAAATTCGGAATGATTACCTAATTCCATAGGATCATTAGGAGATGGTGTGGCAGTACAAGCTAACTTATATGGCGTATTTTTAAATGAATCTATTATCAATTTCTTTGTTTGGCCTTCAAAGTTTTTAAGAATAGATGATTCATCAAGTACAATCCCTGCAAATATTGAACAATCTATATTTTCAAGTTGTTCATAATTGCATATTTGTATCGGTGAAATTGCATCATACTTTTCCACATTAATGCCAAATTTATCGCCTTCCTTTATTGTTTGCCCGGCAACTGCCAAAGGTGCTAATATTAATACTGGCTTTTGAGTTTTTATAAATACTTGTCTTGCCCATTCAAGTTGCATTAAAGTTTTACCAAGTCCGCAATCTGCAAATATTGCGTATTTACCGGCTTTTAATGCTCGCTTTACAATAAACTTTTGAAAGTCAAATAAGTGACCATTTAAGGCATCTTCTGAAATTTCAAATCCTGAATTAACATGGGTTTTTTGTTTCCTTTGTAGGAATTGTAGATAATCTTTGTTCATGGTTTGTTTGGTTTTTTGGTTTACAAATATATGGGTTAAAAACTTATTTGATCTCTCTGTATATCAGCAATACTTTTAAATAGCTGAATCTCATTTTTAAAGTCCAGATCACAGGTCATAAGCGATCCATTCCGCTGCTTCATTATCCTTATCCTCCGCTTACCTTCATAACTTTGATCATTTGCCAGCTCGGCATCATTAGCCCCCCAAAGCATAAGGATCAGGTCGGCATCCTGTTCAATTGCACCTGATTCCCGTAGTGCTGATATTGGCGGTGGAACGTCCCATGTGCTATTTTTTACACCATCCCGGCTGAGCTGGGATAGGGCAATGATCGGAATTTCAAGCTCTTGTGCAAGGTTTTTAAGTTCCCGGCTAATGGTCGCAATCTCTTGTTCCCGGTTGTTTTTGCTTTCACCATGCATGAGCTGAAGGTAATCAATAACAATCAGGCCGATGTTGTGTTTCTTTTTTAACCGACGTGCCTTAGCTTTTAATGATCGTAAATTTACGGCATTAGCGTCATCAAAGAATATATTGTACCGGCTCAGGTTGTTGGCGGCTTCTGTTAGCTTTTTGTACTCAAAGTCCATCAAGCTGCCGGTCTGCAATTTATTCAGAAAAACATCCGATTGCGCTGCAAGCATTCTAAGGGCTAAATACGGCGCTTTCATTTCAAGTGACCATACACCTACACCTGCACCATTGAGGGCCGCATTTCGCACCAAATTAAGCGCAAACGCTGTTTTACCTACGGATGGGCGCGCCGCCACTATAATCAGGTCACCTGGTTGCCATCCTCTTGTACTTTTGTCGAGGTCTGAGAAACCTGATCGGATGCCAGTTATATGGCTTCCCGATGCTTTCCATTGATCTATCTTTTGTAAAGTGTTAACCAAAACATTGGAAATGTGTAAAACATCGGAGGTGTTGTTATTAGATAAGGTCATAATCTGCTTTTCGGCAAGGTCGATAAGTTCGAAGCAGTCTGTTTCAGGATCGAGAGCTTTGGCGGTTATTTCGGTAGATACTGATATTAGCTTTCGGAGGGTGTACTTTTCATGAACGAGCCGGGCATGGTTAACGATGTTTGCAGATGATACGATTGCATTGGTGAGCTTTACAAGTTCGTATGGTCCGCCGATTTCATCGAGGTGGCCGGCCTGTTTTAGTTCTTCGGTAACTGTCACAAGGTCAATCGGTTGATGTTTCTTTTGTAGGTTAAGTATGGATGTAAATATCTTTTGGTGAGCGGTGACATAAAAGCTATCCGGGGTTAGTAGTTCGGTCACTTTGTCGATGGCATTTGATTCGATCAGTATCGCTCCAAGTATAGCTATTTCAGCATCCTTTGCCTGTGGTTGTAATCCTTTCATGGTTTTAGATTTTGGGTTTCAAAGATATGGATTGCTTTAAATATTTGATAAACCACTTGCGGTACTATTGCATTGCCTCCTGCTTTGATTGATTCGTTTCTCCATTTAGAAAAGGTAATTCCGTCCAGTCGGTTGGAAAGCCCATCATTTCGAGTACAAATTGGGGAGACAGTTGGGAAGTTATGCCAGTTGTTAAATTCATTGATGCTATTGCATCTTCTAAATTCCCTTTGTTTCTGTTGTTTGAACAATTCCCCCCTTCCGCTCTCGACCTCGGTGTCGGTAGCATTCCATTCATTGCTAAGTCCTTTAATGGCGCGCTCCCGTTGTGTCCCTGATTCGATATTATCCTTCCCGATGATGTTATTTGTCGTGTGGGGTTTTGCATCATATCCATTGCCTGTGGCGTAGGCAACAAACCAAACCCTATCCCTTCGGTGTGGAGCGCCAACGGCCGCAGCTGGAAGTACATACGGTTGGACTTCGTACCCTTCAGCTTCCAAATCAGCTTGCACCTCTTCGAATACCATCCCTCCATTCCAATTAACAAAGCCGAGAACGTTTTCCCCCACGATCCAACGTGGTTGAATTTCTCGAATTGCTCTAAGCATGCTGGGCCACAAATGGCGCTCATCTTCTTTTCCGAGTCGCTTTCCTGCTGATGAGTATGGCTGGCATGGGAATCCTCCTGTGAGAATGTCAATTGCTCCTCTGTGAATAGTGAAGTCTGTTTTTGTAATGTCATTGTAACTAATTGAATTAGGCCAATAATGTTTTAATATTTTTTGTCCGAAAGGATTCCATTCGCAATGAAATACGTTTTCCCATCCCATCCATTCGGCTGCAAGGTCAAAACCTCCGATACCTGAAAATAGTGATCCGTGTTTCATGGTCATTTATTTAGCTGTTCAAATCTTTCCCTTTCGCGCTGCCATTTAGCTCTATTGGCTGCCGCTATTTTCTCATGTTCATCCATCTTTGGTTTATTTTCATCTTTAAACCATACCATCCGCATCTTCTGCTTCCAGTTTACTACCGGATTGCCTTTACTATCTTTCCAGTCTCCATCATTGTAATAGTTCCATGCCTTATCCGCGTTAGTATATCCATGTTCTTTAAAGAACTTATCAACCTCATCCAAAGATGGCGGAGCGAACTTTTCTTTTTTTGGTTTGCCCTTATTATTTTCATCTTTATTTATATCTTCATTTTCATTTTCATTTTCCATATGTTTAACATATGATGAAGATATGTTTTTTTTAAGTTTATTGTTTCTTCTTGATTCTGAATACTTTATACGTTTTATAGATTCTTCTTTTAATCTTTCATTAAAGTACTTACCATCAATAATTTTAAATTTAGAAAAAATATCTTCGTCATGTGACTTACATATGAATAACATATCTTTTTCACTTAACTCACCTTTTTGATGTTGTAAACAAAGTAAGCGGATATACTTACCTACCTGTTCATCTGTCATAGTTA